ACGTCCGACTTCCCTGCAAATCTGGATACTTTAATCGAAGAAGGCAGTACAAATTTCAGATGGAAATATTGTCCTCAAACAACTACAGGGTCAATGCCCTCTGTAAAAATGATGTGTAGTCCCCATAAACAATTAGGTTTATCTAAACGAGATGATACCCTAAATGCTGTTGTTACAAACAACCCTGGAGCCGAAGCCTACTTCATCTGTGGAGTCGAAGGGTTAGGAGGAAATTATAACCCTGACTCAATGCAATTCCAGATTATTCTTACGTATAATGTTACGTATTACGAATTAAAGAAAAATCAAACTCAAAATTAAACACCTATCGGAGGGAGCCGCAACTGCAGGCGACCGGAGGCAAGGGTAAAGGTGTTGGTCTATATATATTTAAATTTAAAGCTGCGCAATATAAACAGTCTGATTAATACAATTTGAAAAATCTTTATAATCCTCAAACTCTAATCTAGAATTCATTCTTGGCATATATACCCACTTTTTCACTCTTCTTACAAAAGCATCAAAATAAACATTTTTGTACCACTTTTGTGGTTCTGTATTAGAAGTAAATACAATCTCTTTAGAAGCAAACTGTATCTGTCCTCCTTTAGTTTCCACCATCAATGGATATCGATCACATAATCGTAGAAGAACATCCCATTGTAGCCAACCGTAGAACTCATCCAATACAACAGTCTTTTGGTGTGCATAGTTATCCCACCACTTCCCCCGTTGCTTCCAGTAAACATCCTCAAACTCCTCGTTGCAAAACTTGCTTTTGCCCGTTCCCGTTGGACCATATATTACAGTCACCTCCATTTCAAAATTACGAGGAGCTACACACAACAAACGATAGGCCCCTAGAGCTCTGTGGGATCTGCACCAGGTGTCAAAGTCGTAGTCCGCAAGCTCTTTGTCCGTCCTTCCTTCATCGATTAACAACTTCAATTGGGTCAATTTTGAGAGCTTTGTTTTGTTCAAAGTTTCGAGAAGCTGCACCGGAGTCTGAGACTTATCGAGTCCGTAGGATACCAAACCGAATCCCTCCAAGGCATCGAGTGAGACGTCGAACCCCCAGACCGCGGAGTTATCATCAGACAAGTAATCCTTCAAGCAATACCTAATAGCATCAAACTGAGTACCTTTCCTTATTTCAAAGTGTCCGCGTCCATTCCAGTTGCGCAGATGAGACAAGGCCACGCTAGTATTAAACTCTGCATATCCTTGGTAATGTGGAGTTCCAGAAGATCCTAGCTCTCTATTAGCTACTAAAATCTTTAAATTCGATGGCATAATAAATTCACCCTCCTCCGGGTTATTAATTGTAAAACACCAATTCCTTGATTTACTCATATTAGATTATGTCGTCCAATAATTTGGACTGTGCTATAGGCTGGGGTACAGTATTACCCCCAGCCACTGATCTGATCCATACGCCCATGGGCTTAAATTTCATATACACATAACCTTCATAAGTGAAATTACTGTGTACGTGCAACATGCCAGCTTTACGTATACGCAAACGACGTAGGGGTATTTCCCTATCTAAACGACGAACTAAAAGGTTTAAACGTCGGTCTTTCAAAAAATATCGTAGATATACGGGTTGGACCCGTGCTTTAGGAGCATTCCCTCAAAGAAAAACTGTAGCAATAAGATACGTGCAAGACATAACTCTAGATGCTACAGCTACCGCTTCTTCTGTTAACGTGTTTCGTGTTAACTCAGTATACGATCCCGATTATACTGGAGCTGGTCATCAGCCTATGTTTCATGATGTTTATTCGAATATTTATGAGAAGTATCATGTAAACTATGCAACCATTAGGATGGTTGCTCTCTCTACTCATGTCGTCAATACAACTACACCTGAATTATCCCTTGGAACAAATACTGGAGCAAACCAATTCTTTTTGGCCAATGAACGAGCTTGTCGAATGTGGATACTTAGAGATTCGGCTACGTCCGACTTCCCTGCAAATCTGGATACTTTAATCGAAGAAGGCAGTACAAATTTCAGATGGAAATATTGTCCTCAAACAACTACAGGGTCAATGCCCTCTGTAAAAATGATGTGTAGTC